TTTTTCGGACCTCCGCGCATGTGCGTCGGAAGACGACGAAAATAATATAAAAGAAAAGCAAACACGTTCCCCACGTTCGTCACGTTCCCAAAACGGTGGCAGTTCAGATGCTTACACCGGGGAACGTGGCGGGGAACCTCAAAACGGACGTTCCCCACGTTCCCCGCTGAGTGAAACGCCCGATTGGCTGAAGGGGGTGCCGTGATGCAACGCGCCCTCGATGCGGGATTGCTCCGCGGAGGCGCGCCATGACCCGGCAGCGCCTTCCCGATCGCAGGCCCAGCGTCACGACGACGTTCGTGCACGATAGCCGGTCCTATTCGGTGACGTTCGGCTTCGACCCGAATACCGGCCGCATCGGCGAAGTGTTCACGCATGGCGCCAAGATTGGCTCCGCCATGGACGGCATCCTCGATGACGCCTGTATCGCGCTCTCGCTGCTGCTGCAGCACGGCGTCGAACCCCCTTCGCTGGTCGCGAGCATGGGGCGGCTCGGCGACGGCAAAACACCCTCCTCCGTCATCGGTGCTCTTGCCGACCTCATCGCTCGTGAGGTGCAGCCATGAGGCGGATGCCCAAGGGATATGGCGGCCACCGGCGTCCGCCTGAAGAAGTCAAGCGCCAGGGCTGGCACGAGCACGGCATCCTGGTGGTCAGTGAGGATGATCACCGTCTCACTTGGCCTGAGCGCGAACTGATCCGGCAGCTCGGGAGAAAACTCTACGGCAAGCGCTCGGTCACAAAGGAGGCGTGCCATGGCTGATTGGACGCCAGCTTCTGTCGAAGCGCGCCTGCACGAGGCGGCCGACGTGATGAAGCGTCTGCCGGAAGTGCGCGTGCAAGGCTACTACTCGCTATGGCCGAAGATGCTTGCCGAGTTCAGCGACCTGGTCGGCCAGGAACCGCAGCGCCTCAAGCGTCCTCCTCCGTCTCCCGATGCCATCACCCGGATGGAGGAAACGCTGGGCTGGTTGCGGTGGTTGGAAGCCGAGGACGCAAAGCTTGCCTGGGCGCGCGCCGAGCGCACGCCGTGGAAGATGATTTGCTGGCGGTTCGGCATTGCTCGCGCCACCGCGCATCGGCGCTGGCAGTATGTGCTGAGCGTCATTGTCTGGCGGCTGAACCGCCGGCCAGTTCCCAAGAAGTGGTCGCGGCGATTCCTCGTTGAGCGCGCGAAAGTGCTGTCAAGCGATTTCTGAGCGCACGCTGTCGAATGTGCGAGACATTTCCGACATGGACACGTGCGCCGATTTTTGGGCAGATTGCCGTTATGCTCACGCGAGGCGCGTGCGTGGCCGTAGGGCGCCGCTCACGGGACGTGCGGCGCAAGCCGGGCCCTCCGCTATAGCGATTATTTGCACCTCGGTCTCCGCACGTGGCGCATCAGACGCGCTGTTCGAATGGGTTTACGACCTCGGCACCGAGGTCGTCCACGTCAGAAGTGTTACGCGTCACAAGCGTCATCCCATGTACTTTGGCCGTCGCCGCGAGCAGCGCGTCGATTGTCGAGACTGGGCGCTTGGCGCTCATGCGGCCCCATTCATCCGCAACTGCCTGATCGATAGGCAGGATCTGCTCGCCATAGGACTGGACCAGAGTTGTCAGCCACTTTTCCAGAGCGCGAGCTTGCGCTGGGTCGTTTAACCGAGCCCGTTCGACCCCTTTGCGGATTTCACCGAGCACCAGCACGCTGAGATAGATATCGGCGTCGTCAACCGATTCCCACCAGGCGGCGACGTTGGCATCGCACTTCGTGCCCCTGCGGATCTCGGAAATGACGTTGGTGTCGATCAGGTAGTTCACAGCACGACATCGCGCCCGAAGTCGCGCTCACGGGTCAGATCGATGCCCTCCAGAGGTGCGGCGGCGAGGAGTGCCTTGAGGCCCCTCGCCTTGGCCACGCCGAAGCGCTCGCGTAGCAGGGCACGCGCCTCGGCCTCGCGCGTAGGGTCGGAGAGGGCTTGAGCCACACCGCGGACCAACGCGGCGTCGTCCTTGCGCACATGCACCTCGACGCGAACGACACCTCGCCGCTTCAGGCGACGGCGATAGGCAGAGACGGGCTTTCGCTGAGTGCTCGGCATGGCGGCAATCCTTTTGGCCGATTTCCGGAAATGTAACCGGAAATCGTCATCTTCGCAATGCTACGCTAACCCATTGAAATCGCGGGTCCTTCCTGGCGGAGATGGTATGCGGGGGGCCATGGCCCGAAATTTCGCCAGTGGCAGCGCGCAATTTTGGGAAGCCACCCGTCCGGAAGCCACCCGCGAAGTCGCCATAACATTTTGATAGTTCGCAGCTTTTCTGGTGGCTTCCGGCTGGATTTCAGGTGGCTTCCGGAGTCCAGCGCGGAATCCACCACGCGCCGCTCGAAACGCCATAACCATCGGATTTCACGGGATTTTCTCGGCCTGCCCGCTGGCTGGCCGGCTGGCTTCTGGAAGCCGCCTGGGAGTCCACCCGGATTCCACCGCGCAATCGAAACCGGTTCCGCCCGGCACCATCACGACGACCATGAACACGATGACGCTGCGCTTTGCGCCAGAGCGGATCGAGCAATGGTCCCTCGATCGGCTGGCGGCCTATCCGCGCAACCCGCGGACCCACTCGGCGGAGCAGGTGGCGCAGATCGCGGCGAGCATCGTCGAGTTCGGCTGGACCAATCCGGTCCTGGTCTCGCGCGACGGCGAAGTGATCGCCGGTCACGGCCGGCTCGAAGCGGCGAGAAAACTCGGGCTTGAGACTGCCCCAGTCGTTGTCCTCGACCATCTCACGGAGGCGCAGCGTCGCGCCTACGTCATCGCCGACAACAAGCTCGCGATCAATGCCGGCTGGAACGAGGAACTGCTCGCGGCCGAGCTACACGCCCTGAATGGCGAAAGGTTCGATCTCGCGCTCACCGGCTTTTCCGAGGCCGAGCTCGACGCGCTTATGGCCCCGCTCGAAGACGCGGAGAACGCAGAGGGTGCCGGCGAGGACGCTGCCGACGAGATGCCCGCTGCGCCCCGAGAGCCGGTCTCTCAGGTTGGCGATCTCTGGCTAATCGGTAAACATCGCCTCCTGTGCGGCGACAGCACCGATTCCGCGGCGGTGGCGCGCGTCATGCGCGGCGAGCGCGCGGCGCTTGTCTTCACGTCGCCGCCCTACGGAAACCAGCGTGATTACACGACCGGTGGTGTTGGCGATTGGGACGCGCTGATGCGCGGCGTGTTCGCGGCACTGCCCATCAGCGAAGCCGGGCAAGTCCTGGTCAATCTCGGTCTCGTTCACCGTGATAACGAATGGCAGCCGTATTGGCTGGGCTGGCTCGATTGGATGCGCGAGCAGGGCTGGCGCCGGTTCGGGCTTTATGTCTGGGACCAGGGACCTGGATTGCCGGGCGACTGGAACGGGCGCCTGGCGCCCGCCTTCGAGTTCGTTTTCCACTTCAATCGCAAAGCGCGCAAGCCGAACAAAATCATCCCGTGCAAGTGGGCTGGTCATGTCAACGACACGCACGGTGGCATCCGTCACAAGGATGGGCATGTCGGGGAGTGGACGCATGCTGGACAAGGCGTTCAGGACACGCGCATCCCGGACAACGTCATTCGCATCACGCGCCACAAGGCGCGCGGGATCGAGACCGAGCATCCGGCGGTGTTTCCGGTCGCGCTGCCCGAATTCGTGAAGCGCGCCTACAGCAATGAAGGCGACATCGTTTACGAGCCCTTCGCGGGCTCCGGCACCAGCATCATCGCCGGCGAGCGAACCGGCCGGAAGGTCAGCGCCATCGAGCTCGCTCCCGAATATATCGATGTCGCGCTCCGCCGGTGGCGCAAGCTCTTTCCCAAGCAGCCAGTGATCCTCGATGGCGAAGGCCAATCCTTCGAAGCGGTCGCGCGTCAGCGCGGGGTCGCAATCCCCGAAGACGACTGAGTCCCTGCAGGTCGAAACCTGGCCCATCGATCGGCTCCTGCCTTATGCCGCCAACGCGCGGACCCATCCGGACGAGCAGATCGCCCAGATCGCCGGCTCGATCGCGGAGTTCGGCTTCAACGTCCCCTGTCTCGTCGACGACCGCGGCGTGCTGATCGCAGGCCACGGCCGTATCCTCGCCGCAAAGCGACTCGGCATAGATCAGGTCCCGGTCATTCGGCTCGGACACCTGACCGATGCCCAGGCGCGCGCCTTTCGGCTTGCGGACAATTGCATCGCGCTTAGCGCAGGCTGGGACGAGGCGCTGCTGGCTGCCGAGCTTGAGCGGCTCAGGGAAGATGGTGTCGGTCTCGATCTCCTCGGTTTTGCTGAGGACGAGCTTGATCATTTGCTCGATGGCTTCGACCAGGACGGGGCCTCCGAGGAAGAGGACGAGGTCCCCGAAGCCCCGACTGAGCCGGTCACCTGCCCGGGGGATATGTGGCTGCTGGGCCGGCATCGTCTGCTGTGTGGCGATGCGACGATTGCTACCGACGTTGAGCGGCTGCTTGATGGCGCGCGTCCACACCTGATGGTGACGGACCCGCCCTATGGCGTTGCGTACGATCCGGCCTGGCGCAACGAAGCCGGCGTCTCGTCCACCGCGCGCACCGGACGGGTCTCCAATGACGACCGTGCGGACTGGCGTGATGCCTGGGCTCTGTTCGGCGGTGACGTTGCCTATGTGTGGCACGCGGGCATTCACTCCCGCACGGTTGCCGAAAGTCTTGCGGCGTGCGGATTGATCATCCGATCTCAGATCGTCTGGGCCAAGCCACGCTTCGTGCTCGGACGCGGCGATTATCACTGGCAGCACGAGCCGTGCTTCTACGCGGTACGCAAGGGCGCAACCGGCCATTGGCAGGGCGCTCGCGATCAGTCGACACTCTGGACCATCGCCACCGGCGAGAACGACGAGGCCACCGAGCACGGCACGCAAAAACCGGTCGAATGCATGCGCCGGCCCATCGTCAACAACAGCAAACGCGGCGATCTGGTCTACGAGCCATTTGCCGGCAGCGGCACCACGCTGATCGCAGCCGAGAATACGGGCCGAGTCTGCCTCGCACTGGAGATCGATCCGCGTTACTGCGACGTGATCGTGGAGCGGTGGCAGCGCTTCGCCGGCAAGTCGGCAATACTTGACGGTGGTGGTCTCAGCTTCGACGAGATCAAGCGCGAGCGGGCAGCGGTATGAAGCAAAGCATGAAACAATCGAGCGCACCCGATGATAGCAATCAAATTGCTCGATTATCCGCTTGGCTGCGGGGCAAAGCAGCGCCTTCATGACGCCATCAAGGATGGAGTCGACGATGCGCAACCGCCGCCAAGCCCCTTCCGCCCTCGATGCCTTCATCGCCAAGAAGGCCGAGATCGACGCAATGCTCGCCCGGCTCATGGAGTTGAGCGACGATCGCTTCAATGTGCACCCTGACAAGATCCATTCGGGGCATGTGGGCAATTTCGAATCCTACGCCGCGCTTCTGCGCCGTCTGAGCGCTGCGGCATTCCAGGAGGGCGAATACGCCGCTTGATGTTGTCGATTGCGCTTCGGAGAACAACCATGACACTTTGGCTGGTGCAGGTGATCTACGCCGACGGCACATTCGAGGATCGTTACGTCAGTGCCGCCTCCGCGGCGGATGCCATCGCAGCGATCCGTGCCGATACGCCATTTTCGCGACGCCGCTTTGCCCATTTTATCATCTGACGGTGGTATTGCGGGCAGGCGGATTGTGCGCTGGTCCTCCTCTCGCTCCATGTCGGTGCGGGGCTTGGGGCAGTAGAAGGGCAACGATGGTCGCTGCCCGACTACGCACGGAGCCTCACCATGACACTCTCCGATTTTCAGCTCGTCGTTCTTACCGCCGCCTGCCAGCGGGCGGATCGCGCGGTCTACCCGCTTACGGCCAAGCTTCGCGGCGGCGCGGCCGCCAAGGTGTTGGGCGCACTGCTCAAGCAGGAATTGATCAAGGAGGTCCAGGCCAAGCGCGAGGATACGGTTTGGCGCGAGGACAAGAAGCGCGGGCGGCTCACGCTGCGCGCAACGCCTGCGGCCTTCAAGGCGCTCAGCATCGATCCGGCCGAGACGCCCGCTGAAGGTGAGGGTGGCACCGAAGAATCTGCGACCGAAACGGACACCAGCGCCCGCGGAGCCCGTAAGAAGGACAAGGCCAACGACAAGGCCACCGAGAAGACGCACGGCACGCGCGCCGACAGCAAGCAGGCCAAGCTCATCGAGATGCTCAAGCGCCGCGAAGGAGCCACCATCGAGGAGATCGCCAAGGCCTTCGATTGGCAGCCGCACACCGTGCGTGGGGCGATCGCCGGGGCGCTGAAGAAGAAGCTCGGACTGAACGTCGTGTCCGAGAAGAACGAGAATCGCGGGCGCATTTACCGGATCGCGGGTTAGAGGGAGGAGCGCCAGATGCCAAGGCGATCATCCCGCGGGCAACCCCTTCCCGGACTACTTCACAAGCACACGGCCGCAAAGCTCCGCGCGGCCTATCGGAAGCAGTGGGGCCAAGATTGGCCCCACGACGACAGGTATCTGAAGCAATTGTGGGATGAGACGAAGACGAAAACGGATCGCGTTCACGAGCGGCACCAGTTGGTGCAGATGGCAATGCGTGAATGCGACACCACGATTCCCGCCGACTATGGTTCGCCACCTGCGGATTCCGTAGCCGAGCCGATCGATTGCGAGCACAAGGGGGCTGGCGATGTCTGAGCGGCCTCGGAAACCGAAGCACTTCCACTTCCATGTCGAATTGCCATCGTGCTTCGACGAGCCAATGACTTTCGATCTCAAGGAATTCGCCCCGGCGACCATCGAAGCGATCATCGAAGACCTGGCCGAACTCGATCCCGATGATCCACGACTCCGGCGCCTTAAGGAGTGCTGGGATCATCTGACGTGAGGCAGCGGAACGCGTTGCGGATGCCGCCGGGATGAGTATCCCGGCGGCATTTGCGTATGTACATCGCAGCAGACCATCGATGCAGGGAATGAGCGAGCGCCAGTATGCGGCGCATGCCGGCGTGTCGCGCGGCGCCGTGCAGAAGGCGCGCGCCGCCGGACGGCTGGTGCTGTTCTCCGATGGCTCGATCGACGCGCGGGCTTCTGACATCCGGCGCGCCACCACCACGGACCCGAGCAAACAGCGTGCACGATCAGTCAACTCGTCGCGACTTAGGCCGGTGCCGGAAGCGGCGCTTGGCTCGGTACGCGAGACGCTGAGGGAGCAGGGACTGCCAGCGGGCGGCAATGTCACCTTCGTGCAAGCGCGCACCGCGCACGAGATCGCCAAGGCGCATCTCGCGCGGCTCAAGCTGCAGGAGCGCCGCGGCGAGCTGGTCGATCGCGCGCGTGCCACCGCGCTCGTGTTCCGGCTCGCGCGCGAGGAGCGTGATGCCTGGCTCAACTGGCCGGCGCGGTCCGCCGCACTGATGGCGGCCGAGCTCGGCGTGGAAGCGCACTCGATGCAGAAGGTTTTGGAGACGCATGTGCGTGCGCATCTGGCCGAGCTCGCCGAGATAAAGCCTGAGTTTCGCTGATGTGTCGAAGCGATCGACACATTGTCACAACGTGTCGATCAAATTCCGAATTTTCGACAGATAGCTCTTGGATGATCTTTTCGCCTTCGACGGCGCGGACGAGCTGCAGCAATGCTGGCGCGACGGGCTGACCCCCGATCCGGCGCTGACGGTTTCGGAATGGGCTGACCGGCATCGGGTCCTCAGCCCTCGTGCCTCGGCGGAGCCCGGGCGGTACCGAACCGATCGTACGCCTTACATGCGGGCGATCGTCGACGCGCTGTCGCCCACGCATCCGGCGCGGCGCATCGTGGTGATGAAATCGGCGCAGGTCGGCTTCACCGAAGGCGGCAACAACTGGATCGGCTACGTCATCCATCACGCAACCGGGCCGATGCTCGCGGTGCAGCCGACCGTCGAGCTCGCCAAGCGCTTCTCGCGCCAACGCATCGATCCGCTGGTCAACGAGAGCCCGGCGCTGCGCGAGCGGGTCAAGCCGGCGCGCTCACGCGACGCCGGCAACACCGTGCTGTCGAAGGAGTTTCCGGCCGGGCTCCTGGTCATCACCGGCGCGAACAGCGCGGTGGGCTTACGCTCAATGCCGGCGCGTTATCTGTTTCTCGACGAGGTCGATGCCTATCCGCCATCGGCCGACGAGGAAGGCGACCCGGTCGCGCTCGCCGAGGCACGGACGCGCACCTTCTCGTGGCGCTCCAAAGTGCTGCTCGGCTCGACGCCGACCATTCACGGTCTCTCGCGGATCGAACGCGAGTACGAGGCGTCCGACCAGCGGCGTTATTTCGTACCGTGCCCGCACTGCCGGGAGATGCAATGGCTCAAATTCGAGCGGCTGCGTTGGGACAAGGGGAAGCCCGAGACTGCTCACTACGAGTGCGAGGACTGCGATGGCCACATCGAAGAGCACCACAAGACGGCCATGCTCGAGGCCGGCGAGTGGCGTCCCACTGCCGAGCCGCAGGACCCCGGCACGATCGGCTTTCATGTCTCGGCGCTCTATTCGCCGGTGGGGTGGCTGTCCTGGGAGAACATCGCGCGCCTCTGGGAAGCGGCGACGACAGACGAGGCGAAGCGCAGCTTCAAGAACAGCGTTCTCGGCGAGACCTGGGTCGAGATCGGCGAGGCGCCCGATTGGGAGCGGCTCTATGAGCGGCGGGAGTCCTGGCGGATCGGCACGGTGCCGAGCGGCGGCCTCTTCCTGACAGCCGGCGCCCACGTCCAGAAGGATCGCATCGAGGTTGACGTCTGGGCCTGGGGCAGAGGTCTCGAAAGCTGGCTCATCGACCACATCGTCGTCGACGGCGGACCGGAACAAGCAAAGACTTGGGAAGAGCTTGCCCTTCTGCTCAATCGAACCTGGCTGCATGCCCACGGCACGCGGATCGGCATTGCCAAGCTCGCAATCGACACCGGGTACCAAGCGCCCGCCGTCTATGCCTGGGCGCGAAGGGTCGGACATGCCCAGGTCGCGCCCATCAAGGGTGTGGAGGGGTTCAATCGCGCAGCGCCGGTGATCGGGCCCACGCATGTCGACGTCAGCGAAGGCGGAAAGAAACTGCGCCGCGGTGCGCGGCTATGGACGATCGCGGTCGCGACCTTCAAGAGCGAGACCTATCGCTTTCTGCGTCTGGCGGCGCCCACCGATGAAGAGAGCGAAGCTGGCGCACGCCATCCCGCAGGTTACGTCCACCTGCCGCACGGTACCGAAGCGGAGTGGGTCAAGCAGCTCGTCGCCGAGCAGCTCGTCACCGTGAAAACGAAGCGGGGCTTCACCCGTCTCGAATGGCAGAAACTGCGCGAACGCAACGAAGCGCTCGACTGCCGGGTCTACGCGCGCGCCGCCGCCTGGATCGCCGGTGCGGATCGCTGGACCGAAGCCATGTGGCGGGACCTGGAACAGCAGGTTGGTGCCGCGCAGGAACTGGAAAGCGATCCGCCGTCTGAAGGCTCCTCTGAGACCATCGCCGGTATCGTTCGGCGCCGTCCCGAACGGCGCGGCCGGCGCATCTTTCGATCGAGCTATTTCAGTTGACCTAACGGTGCTTGCGAATGGCTGAACAAACGGGGGCAGCATGAACGGCGCGGAATGGGTCATCATTGCCGCCTTTGCGGCGCACGCGCTCGCGGTGATCGCCGCTCTTGTCAAGCTCGTCGCGTGGGCGGCGGCGAGCCAGGCGAAGTTCGAGGCTCGCCTCGATGGGATCGAAACGAAGGTCGACAACGACGTCGCCGGCCGGCGGATTGTCGCCGAACTGCGCGCTGACGTCGCAGCGATCAAGGCGACGCTTGCCGAGCTCAAGGACCAGATCCGCAGGTTCACCCCCGAGCGGCAATGATCCACTTGAGCGGTGCTGTTTGGGCTGAGGCATGACCCTGGAAGACCTGACCGCGCAGCGCGATGCGTTGCTGGCTGCGCGCTTTCGCGGCGTGCGCACGGTCGAAATGGACGGCCGGCGCGTCACGTACGCTACCGACGCCGAGATGGCGGCCGCGATCACCGACCTCGAACGACGGATCGCGGCGGCCCAGGACAGCGGCCGCAAACGCCGCATTCTCACGTCCGCAACGAAGGGGCTTTGAGTGCTTGCTTCGCTGACAGCGTTCCGGCGGCGCGTGGGCGCGTTCATCGGCGGGTTCGAGGCGGGTCTGGCGAACCGCAGGCTCAAGAGTTTTCAGCCCAGTCGCGCGCACCTCAACACGCTGATTGCCGCGGCGGGTCCCGACATCACCGCGCGCGCCCGCTGGCTAATTCGCAACAACGGGTATGCGGCGAATGCGATCGAGAGCTGGGCCGGCAATGTGGTCGGCGCCGGCATCAAGCCCTCGTCCCTGATCAAGGACGCGGTCTTCAAGGAGCAGCTCCAGAAGCTCTGGCTCGACTGGACCGACGAGGCCGACGCCGAAGGCTTCACGGACTTCTATGGCCTGCAGCGCCGCGCGGCGCGCGAGGTGTTCATCGCAGGCGAGGTGCTCTTTCGCTTCCGGCCGCGCCGGCCACAGGACGGGCTCGCGGTCCCGCTGCAGCTGCAGATGCTCCCTTCGGAGATGCTGCCGCTCAACCGCAATGAGGTTGCGCCCGGCGGCAACGTGATCCGCCAAGGTATCGAGTTCGATCGGATCGGGCGACGCGTCGCCTATCACTTCCTGCGCCGGCACCCGGGCGACGTGACCGATCCCGGTTTGGCCGGCGAGGTGGTGCGTGTGCCGGCTTCCGAAGTTGTGCACGTCATCGACCCGGTCGATGCCGGTCAGCTGCGCGGCGTGTCGCGCTTTGCCGCCGGCATCGTGAAGCTCTTCCTGCTCGACCAGTACGACGACGCCGAGCTCGACCGCAAGAAGGTCGCGGCGATGCACGCGCTCTTCATCACCACGCCGGCGCTGGCCGAGCCGCTCGATGCCGCGGAAGGCCGCGACGAGAATGACGAGCGCACAATCGACCTGCAGCCTGGCCAGATCACCATGCTGGAGCCCGGCGAGGAGGTGCAGACCTCCGCGCCTGCGGATTCAGGGCAGACCTACGAGCCGTTCCAGTACCGCACGCTGCTGCAGGTCTCAGCCGCGCTCGGCGTGCCTTATGCGTACCTGTCCAACGACATGCTCAAGGCGAACTACTCGAATTCCCGCCTTGCACTCCTCGAATTCCGCCGCCGCATCGAAGCGTACCAGCACGCCGTGGTGGTCTGGCAGCTCTGCCGCCAGGTCTGGGCACGCTGGATGGACACCGCGGTGCTCGCGGGCGCG